ATATTCAGTTGAATCTGAAAGTAAAACAACTGCATATTCTTTCAAATTTTCTAAGAAAACAGGAGCTTCAAAAGTTACTGTGGTTGCAATTGTTCCATCAGTTGATGTTGTTATTTGTCCTGGCGATAATTCTATTTCAGAGAAAGGTAAAACAACAGTGCTTGGCACTCCACTTTCAAGTGGTCTAAGTTGCACAATAACTGGAACATTAGTTGTAGTCGGTTTACTTGCAAAGAACAGATCTACCTTAGTTGCAAATAATCCATTTGGAGCATCAATTTTAAATGATTGTGCAAGAGGATCATGGTAAGCTTCTGTTATATTGGTTATATTTGTAGTAATACCAGTTGTTGTATTAATAAATTGAGATGCTTGGGCAGAACTTGAAGCTGAAGACGATAAAGTTCTGGATTCAGTCTCAGTTTCCCTTCTAACTCTAGCATTTCTGATTCCAAGTTGTGTGTCTTGAGAAGTTTGAAGGAGACCTGAAGAATAGAAAGACTCTTCTGCTGAAGTGTTTATTGATCCTGGAATTGGATTGTTGTTTTGAACATTGATGAGTTTAAATTTCTTAATACCTGTTTCAAATGAAAGTGTATTTGATTGGGGCACAAAGAAAGAACCAATTATAGTACCAATATTGTCAGTAATTAATCTGACTCCTGTAACTCGTGCTCTTGCACCACTTGTTGCTCCAATTAAAGTGGCTCCATTCTTAATTAATCCGTAAAACTTTCCAAGAGCGGCTTCTTCTAAAGATGCAGTATCAATATTTAAAATAGTTGAAGAAGATGTATAGGCATTTGGAATTGTGGTGTTAACATCATATGGATTTATTGAATATGTAACTGTTGGTGCATTGTATGGACCATACTTATGATTAGATTGAGCAACTCGAACAGTGGCTGTTATTTGAGAAGTATTTGCTGGATCATAAACATTTACACTTTCTCCTACTGTAAAAACTCTATCTGTCATTAAAATTTCAATTAATTTTGGATAAACATAAGAGTTTACATCAACACTATCAAAAAATGAATAAACTTGTGTGTTTGGTTTTAATCTACGAGCAACAAATTCTATATTTCTTGCTCTCATGTATCTAATGAATTGATTATTAACAATTCTTGGACCTAACATTTGAGAATCAATCTGTTCAGTTACATTCCATCTAATTCCTTGTCTAGATTGATTAGCAGTATTGGTTACGCTTACGTTTGATCCAATACTTAACAAGTCAGCGGTTGTAGTTGTCCTTTCTCTTCCTGTAGTGGTTCTAGATCTTAGTTGTCTTCCAGCTTGAGTCCATGCAAAATTTTGTGTTCTTGAAAAGTTTTGAGTTTTATCACTGAGAACTTGATCCTCTTTAACATCAAGACTAAGACTTGATGAAACATTTACTCCAATCCAGTCAGTTTGCCAAGCACCCCAATCAATTGGACTAAATCCAGTATTTTGATTAACATTTAATTGCTGAATGGTTGAACTATAACTACCTTCTATAGTAACTCTATTTGGATCAATTCTATTAGTATCAACCCAAGTGTCAGAAGATGGATTTAATTCAATAGACCCACTATATGAAGTAACTAAGAAAGGAGTGACATTTTCTATTCTAGTTGCAAATTCATTTTTGGCAAATATTATATCAGTATAACTTAAAGTTACAATTTTTTTATTTTTCTTGATATTTTCATCTTGAGCATTTTCTTCATATCTGTAATCTGCTTTTGTGTCTTCTGTTACACCAATACCAATTGCAACAGACTGTCCTATTAAATCAATCGCAGTTGTATAATGAACTGGTCTTAAATGTCCCCTTCCAATATCAATACTAGATTTAAAAATTGGATTTGATACATCGTGCGCGGAATGTGACTTAAAATTATCAACAAAAAATCCACACTTAAATCTATCTAATCCATTTGTTTTTATGGAAAGTGAATCTGTAGAAATTTCTAGAAGTGAAAGTTGTGTGTAATATTCCAATGTAGCAATTCTACTTTCGAGCCTACAAATATCTTGCATTCTATATCTTTTATGAGATGCATAAGTTAATTTTGCATCATTAATATCATACATGTAAGCTGGCAAAACAATCGTTCCAATCTCTAACATTCCATCAGGATCTTTTGGTGCTGCTGGTCTATCTGCAGGAACTCCTTTTTGTAATTGAAAATTACCTTCTTTGCTTAAAAATATTTTGTCTATTCTTGGTAGATAATACTCAAAACTAGTAATAAAAGTTTGATTTGGTGCTAATTGATAAGGTGAAGATTGCCCAACTGATGAGAAATTTCTAGATGAAAATTCAAATGGTGACAACGATGAAGTGTAACTATATGTGCTAACTCTAGGTCTTATATCAATTAAATCAGATAATCTAATTCCATTTAATGTAGAAATTTCAGAATATTTTTCAATTGGATAACTATCGACCGTATATACATCTCCACTATCAGAAGAATCTATTTCATAATTTTGAAAAATAATTTTTATTTTTTTACTTGGATTAAATGTTGAACTTTTTTTGATGATTTTCCCATAATCATAGTAATTTAATCTTTGCCCATCATCTAAGACATAGTACAAGGAGATATTTTTATCTCCACTGGTCACTGCGTTGCAAATTCCACTAATTTTTGATTCATCAAATGAAACAAGTTCTCCAGGTGTAAAAGTTAATGCATTCAAATAAACTATTTCAATTGACAATGTAGATTTTGAGACTACAATAGCAACTGCACTGCTATCAGCTCCTATTATCTTTTCACCAATTAGAACATCATTTGCAGAATTATTTGGTCCGGTTAATGAAGCCACTACAAATGACAAAACTGGTAGATCTGGTTCCGAAACATCTGATGATTCAAATATACCAAGAATTTTTACTACATCAGGAACATTTAGACAAATTTCATTATCCTGCACTCTAGTTCCATAAACACTACTATAACTTAGTCCATCATTTAAAGTTGTGCCTCCAATTCCAGAGGCACTATTAAGTGATCTACTTATAGTCAAAGTATTTACTTTATTTAATTTTTTAATTTTTTCTTTTACTTTATTTTTCTTTAATGAAACTATGAGAGTAGCATTAGAACCACTTACTTCACTTAAATTTCTAATTTCTAAATTTTTAAGTTCATTTGTAAAAATAAATTTATCAAAAGTCAATGTTTCTAGTTTTCCATTTGAATAACATAGGGCATAAGCTTCTGCTGAAAATGGTTGATAGATAAAATCAGTATCTAATGATGGTGCTATAAGTGTATTCGCACTAAAAGAAGCAATGTTGTATTGCCTTTTTAAAATCACATCAGTATTTTCTGTATCAATTGTTTTTACATTAAGTTTTGATAATTTTGTTGTAAAAGAAGGATCTGAAATATTTTGAATTTTTGAAGCACGAATAGATAAATCGGAGGTAGTTATTGTAGAGGTTGTCGTTGAACCATCACAAATTCCAGGAACTGAGGCAACACTGGAAAGCTCCAGAACTCTTCCACTTGCAGAAATAGAAGAAATGGTGTTAAAAGTGACTGTTGAAAATCCTGGTCTTGTATAACTGATAATATTTCCTACAGTTGCAACTCCGATAAAATTGGTGGTTGATGAAGTTACAGTAGAAATTCCAGTAACTGGATCTCTTGCACTAATTGTAAAGGATGGAATTGTTACATTAGTTGCAGCATTTAGTATATTTAAAGTTGGTGGAATTTCTAAATCCAATAAAACATCAGCATTAAATCCAGTATCGTTGGTTGCTGTTGATCTATATGAATAAATCGAATTAACTTCTGAAAGTTTGTAATCTCTGGATGTTCTTATAAAATGTCCATATGTTCCAATTCCACTTACATTAATTGATTCATCTTTTGCAAATTTTCCAACAACATTGTAGAGTGTAATATTGGTTGAATTGATAACTTCTGTTTTTACATATCCTTTAGCACCACTAGTTCTACCCTCTATTAAAGAAGACGCACTTAAAGAGATATTTGTGCTAAGTCCTATTGTAGTAAATGTTTGAACATCAAATAATCTTAATTGATGTGTTGTTGTTATTCCCGTAGATCCCACAAAACTAAAATCATATGCTCTAGCAACACCAATTTCATCTCCAGCTGGGGATGTTTTTGGTGATCCAAGTCTTGAACTTCTTAGACTTAAAATTGATGTTGTTGCTATCCCAACTGATGGTTGCCCAAGAGTATTAGTTACAAATATTGACGGACCTGCATTAAAAAAAATTCCCTCTGCGTTTACCCTTGCTGTTGTTCTTGGTTTTTCAATATCAATAAAAGATTGATTATCTTTAGTTACTTCAAATCCTCTGATATAAGCTTTTCCTGGAGATATTTTATATGTGAATAGATTGTCCGATGGGATATTTCCATTTCTTGTCAATTGATTTTCAAGAAACAATCCTTGATTATCAATCCTATCATTTAAAGTATTTTTTAAAACCATTGAAAATGGAGTTATATAATAATCACCAGATTCATCATAAGTTCGCCTTGCTAATTCCTCCGCAATAATATTATATTGAGTTTTGTCTACTATTTTTTCTAAAACTCCAGCATTTAATCTCAATAATTCAATAAAATTTTCATCTTCAAAATTATCAATTTGTTTTTTTGATAAAGATGTTGAAATTTTTAATCTATCTGCACCAGGAGCAGTAAAGTTAGAAAATCCTCTAGAATTATCGTATAAACTTTCATCTTGAGAAGATGTTATAATTTCTTCATTAATAAATAATCCAACCCTATAAGTTGGTTGACTTGAAAATCTATCTAAAACTATTGTTTGTGATGCAACCCTTACAAAATATCCTCTTATGAAATAGACACCTTCAGAAATAAATGCTGCCGATCCAATTTGTGTTGAATTTGAATTTATAACTTTTGAAAATTCTTCCCCTGAAGCAATAATATTAGATAATCCAAAAGTAATATCACTTAAAGTTATTAAATTTTCTCCATTTACGAATAAATTATCTATAAAATTTGATCCAGAATTTTCATAATTGATGTATAGAATTATATTATTTGTATCTGGATTTACTTCAATATTTGTAACTGTTGCAATTACACCACTTATTGAACCTTTAATTTGTTTTCCAATTAGTTTATCTTGATATAAACTTATTGGTAATCCTAAAAATTCTTGTTCTACTTGGACACTTCTATAATTTAAACTATATGTAATTGATCCTGGAATTACTCTTGCTCCCTCTTTAAAGAAGTGAGTTCCAAATTTTTCAATTTGATTTTGTAATATTGATTGTAATGTAGTTAACTCCCTAGCCTGGACGGAATATCCTGGTTTAAAAAGAACTTTATGAAAGTCTTTATTCGCATCAAAATCATCAAAATATGGGGTTCTATTTAAATTAGTTTCCTGTGGCATGAGAATTAGAATTGCAGTATAACTTTAATGTCTTCCTTTTGGACGGAAGTTCTAAGCACGGAGGGTCTATTATCAACATAGAGTATTTCTCCAGAGTATTTTTCAACTTCAGGTGATGCTATACCCCTGATAAAAGTTTGCCCAAGATAATAAGTAATGTTATTTATCTCTGTTGATATGCCTGGATTATTAGTGCTCCCAAATGTTGTTTGTATTGCCAGATTACTAGATCCTCCAAGAATGGTTAATGATCCATTTGTGTCTGGATATGAAGTAAAATCAAATACTTCATATCCATATCTTGGTGGAATTGGATTATTGAAAGAATCTTTTTGGGTAGAGATAGAAACTCTTCTTTCCTGCCAATATTTTAGAACTCCAGTTCTATTATCCCAAGATGCTACTGTCCCTACAGCAGTTGAACCTATTCCAATAGTTTGTGTTATTTCTGTATCTAAAGTATAGGTTGTTGATGTTGTCAATCCACCCAACTTTAATGCATACAACGCACTTGCTTTTTGTTTTGTTAGAATTGTAGATGAACTATAAAATGTTGGATTTTTAATTATTCCAACCCTGGCAAATTGATTTCCTGTGATAAAATCTGGATCAATACTATCATTTTCAAATCTAGAATAAATTAAAACTTTTGTTGCTCCTAGTTCTTTATAAATGTTATATCCATGACCACCTGGAGGTGGAATAATTACAATAAACTCTGCGTCTTTATCAGTAGGTCCATTTGATATACCTGCTGCCGTCAAATCTACAGTTGCGTATGTATATCCAGATCCACCATTTGTGATAGAAATAGAGGAAACTTTTTGATCAGCACCAACTACCACTGAACAGAGTGCTCCACTACCATTTCCTTTTATAGAAACATTATTGTAAGTATTTGGAGTGTATCCTTGTCCTCGATTAGAAATTAAAACTGTTTTTAATTGTTTACTAACAGATGTATTGTCTCTTACTGCAGCGACACTTGTATTTGCCTCCCAATCTCTAGGGACTGGTATATAATTAGTTGCATCAAATTTAATTAATTCCGATGGTTTTATGGTAAACAAATATTTCCAAGTGTATCCATCTCCACTCACTCCAGCTGCCCTGGGTTCAAGATCAACAAAAAGTGGTTCATCAATTGATGGTTTTCCTAATGTATTTTCGGGGTCTGTTCCATTATTAATACAAATATAAACTCTAAAATCACTGTTCACAACATAATAATTTGC